AAGAGGGTTGGGTTTACGAAAGTTACCTCAGAACCGACTACGACGGTGACGGCATTGCAGAACTCAGGCGCATCCTGACAGTCGGTAACCAGATCCTTGAGAATGAGCCGGTAGACCGCAGACCTTTCTGCACCCTCTGTCCGATTCCCATCCCGCACAAGTTCTACGGTATGTCCGTTGCGGATCAGGTGATGGTGATTCAGGAAGTGAAATCCATTCTGTTGCGGAATCTGCTCGACAATATGTACCTCCAGAACTCTGGAAGGGTCGCAGTACAGGAGGGAATGGTGGCGTTGGATGATTTGCTCACCAGTCGCCCAGGGGGAATTGTCCGAACAAAAGCCCCCGGCGCGGTACAGCCTCTACCGACCCCGCCTTTAGAGCCTTACACCTTCCAGATGCTCGGCTATATGGATTCCATCCGGGAAGAACGCTCCGGGATGACGAAGATGAGTCAGGGTTTGGATGCCAATGCGCTCACCTCCCACACCTCTGCGACACAAGTGGCACAGGTGATGACTGCAGCACAGCAGCGTGTGGAGATGATCGCCCGTATCTTTGCCGAAACCGGGGTCAGGGATCTTGTAAAACAGGTCTTTGAACTCGCGCAGAAAAATGAGGAAAAAGAAAAGTACATCAAACTCCGTGGGGAGTGGGTAGAAGTGCGCCCGGACCAGTGGCGTGACTATATGGACTGCACGGTGGAAGTGGGATTGGGTCACGGCAACCGCGACCAGCAACTCCTCCACATCTCTACGATGCTGAACTTTGCCTCTCAAGCCATGTCAGGCGGTCTTTCGATCGTTACTGAGGAAAACCTCTACAACCTCGGCGCGAAGATGATCGAGAACATGGGCTTTAAGGATGTGCAGAACTACATCACCAAACCTCAACAGCAGCAGGGACCATCACAGGAAGAACAGATGGCCCAGATGGAGATGATGAACAAGCAGAAAGAGCTTGAGATAAAAGCGGCTGAAGTCCAGATCAAGGCCCAGAAAATGCAACAGGAGGCGGCAGAAGCCCAAGTCGATGCTCAGTTAAAAGCACAAGAGCTTGCACTTGAGGCACAACAGAACCGTCCCGTTGCGGTGGGTTAATGGAAGAAAAAGCGAAACGATTACTTGAAGACCCCGTGTTTAATCACGCATGGGACACCCTTCGGCAAAGATTCCTCGACACTTGGGAAAATTCCCACCCCGAGGATATGAATACCAGGGAACAAGCCTGGTTAAGTTTGAGAAACCTGACCGAATTAAAACAACACTTCACATCTATCGTGATGACAGGTGAGTTTGATCGGGAGGGTTGAAACCCGACTACAAGGATGTAGTAGGCCGCCTTTGGGCGGCTTTTTTCATGGAGTAAAGGTATGGCCGACACGCGAGCAGCACCGGCAGTCAACACCGAAGAAGGGTCTGTTACTGAGGCCCAAAACGCATTACTCGGACTACTGGATTCGCAAGAACCCCCAGCACCCGAGGAAGCACCCCCGACCGAAGTAGATGAATCCACGGATGATCCAGAGGAATCTGTTGAGGCGGTTTCAGAGGACGAAGATTCTGAAGAAGAATTTGAGTCCGACGAGGAAGTCGAAGAAGAGGACGAAGAGGAACCCCTTTATGCCGTCAAGGTGGACGGTGAAGAACAAGAGGTAACCCTCGACGAACTTTTAAAAGGCTATTCCCGTCAATCTGCGTTTACCAAAAAAACGCAGGAGCTGTCTGAGGAACGCAAGCAAATCGAGGCACTGCAAGGTCAGTACAACCAAGAGATGCAGCAGATTCAGACAGAGCGTCAGCAATACGCGCAACACCTTCAATCAATAATCGAAAACTCCAACCTCGATCAATTTGCGAATGTGGATTGGGATCGTCTTCGGACAGAAGATCCAATCGGCTTTCTTGAAAAGAAAGAGGAGTTTCGGGAAGCACAGGAAAAAATCGCCCAAGTCCAGCAGCGACAGCAGCAGGTAGCGGCGAGGACTCAGGCAGAAACCCAAAAGCAGTGGCAAGAAGCTGTGAATACGGAACACGCCGCACTGGTAGAGAAAATGCCAGAGTGGGGTGAGCCCGAAAAGCAGCAAAAACTTGCGACTGAATTGCGGTCTTATGCCTCGTCCCAGGGCTTCACAGACCCGGAGATCGAAAACCTGATCGATCACCGTTCCTTCATCATTTTGAATAAGGCTCGGCTGTACGACGAACTTCAAAAGTCAGATCCTAAGACCAAGAAGATCCGTAACAAGCCTCGCGTCATTCGATCTGGCAAAGGAGCCAATCCGAAGGCAGATAAAAACACCAAGCGCACTGCTATGCGAAACCGGCTCAAGGAGTCAGGCCATGTCAATGATGCGGCCATGCTTCTTGAAAATCTAATCTCTTGATGTAGGAGAAACATCAAATGGCAATTGCCACCAATACCTCACTGACTTATTCGTCAGTAGCGATTCGTGAGCAGCTTGCCGATGTCATCTACAATATCGCTCCAATGGACACCCCATTTTTCTCGGGATGTTCGCGGGAAAAGGGATCGAATACTCTCTTCGAATGGCAGACTAAATAGTATTGGTCTGAGGCGCAGCAATGCGCTTATGAAAATCCGGTGAATTGCTGGAAACCCCTCTGGGGCAATCAGCAGCCAAGCGCATCAGGAATGGTGTGAAGGTTCAACGCACAGGTCATGGAGTCCAGAACGGACGGTAAAGACCCAAGAGCGCCGGACTCCCTACGGGGATGATGATATGTGCTGACCTTACGGGCAACCGTAAGAAGTGAGAGATAAAAAACTTTCACGGTAACATTTGGATACGATTGCTGCTGGCAGTGCAAACCGCCAGATCGAAGGGGACGATTCCCCAGCCGCAACTGCGAGAGCGTTGCC